TACACGTTTGATACGATTACAAATATATGGAATGTCAAAGAATTCAGTATTCCAGCCAGTAATTGCATCAGGATGAATTGATTCCCACCAGAAAATAAACTTATTGAGTAATTCTAATTCATTCTCGCAGCAAATGTATTGAACATTCTCATTATCCGTAGAATAATCACCAATACCCCAGACAATTATTTCTTCAAATCCATACCTTTTGACTGTGATTGATAGAAGTTCTTCAGCAGCAATATCCTGATTAGGAAATCCATTCTCGCATTGAACCTCAATGTCAAGAGTGTAAACTTGCATAAGAGATCGATCAAATCGAATCTCTTGATAATTGTCAGCAATATAAGTATAGACAAACTGAGTGAGACCAAAAACTAAATTCGGTTGGTTCTCATACTGAGCAAAGAATTCTTTTGCTTCTTTTATGTTTTCAAAACGAATAGGTGAGACTGGTGAACCTTCCAGAGTTTTGAACTTGGAAGGTTTCGGGGATGGGACATATAAGGTTGGTTTGTATTTAACAGATTTATTAAATCGAACACCATCACGAACACCTCTAACCAAAATACTGTTGCCCCACTGGGCAACATGTGTGTAGAAATTCATAGCAAATCCTGTTCGAATTATAAAGAACCATTATATAATATATAAATCAAAATGTCAAGTTTTTTATTCTTGCCTCTTCTTTCCTATATTATATTTGGTCTCAAGGATCCAATCGTCCTTCTCTTTGAATCCGATAATCTTAATCTGAGAGAGTGGTGCTCTGGGTTCAGAGTTTCCATGAATTGTTACCAAATCCCAATCTTGCAATAATCCAGCAATTGCATTTCTACGAGAAATGTCGTTCTCACTGATATTAGTGTCTTTACCATCTAGTGCAAAAAGTTCTTTGAAATGAACAATATAATATTTGCCTTGTTTGTGTAAAATATGACACGATTGAAATAATTTCTTTTCTTTTCTTGATGCAACACCAATACGAGATAGTGTTTCACGAACCTTTAGAAAATCATCAGGTTCTTTTATTGCAACTTCTAACATGTTATCAATCATTTTCTTCCACCTTTATTCAAACTATCTTTGATAGTAGTAATTTGTTCATCAGATAGTAGTTCAAGAGCAGCTTTAGCTTTATCATTACTATAACCATAATACTCTTTCACATACTCCAGATCCTTAATCTTATTTGCTTTCAACCATGGTGCAAATCTTTTCTTGGGTCTAATCGTATTTATATAAAAATGGAATTTCAGTTTATTATCAATTTGATGATGAACATTCATTTCATTTGCAAACATTATGGTGTCTTGAAATGAAGATAAGATATGATTGACAACATATGCTGGATACTTCTTTTCCCATATTGGATCATCAGAATCCATCAAGTTTTCTTTTGTGAAGTTTATTGCATTCAAATACTCCTTTAGTTCATAACTCATTTGAACCTCACATTTGACATGATTTCTGTCATACATGCAAGCAAGTTAATTTCTTGGTCAGCCACAAATGCAGACTTATATTGGTAATCTGCAATAATTAAAACCAACTGTGGAACACTAGCAGGTTCCAATCGTTCATATAGAGTATCGTAAATTTTACGATAGATTCTAGTAGGATCATTGTCAAGATTATTCGCAACCCATTTCCTCAAATTACCAAATTCTTTTTCTTTGAGAAAACTTGTCATTTCTTTCAAGTTTTCATCTGAGATATTTACAAGAATACCAGCATCGATTTCACCTGATGCTGAATATCTTTGTAACTCATTTAAACACCTTCTCCAATCAGGAAAAAATTTCTCAATAATTCCAGCAACAGCCTTTGGATTAAACTTGACATTTTCTTCTTCTAATATCTCAGTAATACGTTTAAAGAATTGTGCTGCAAGTTTGGGTTTCTCTTCATTTGGTATTCTAAATTCAACGACAGAACATCGTGAATGTAGTGGTTCAATGATGCGATTCTTAAAATTACAAGTTAAAATGAATCCGCAATTTTTATGAAACTCCTCAATGAAGCCACGAAGAGCAGGTTGAGTTGATTGAGGATTTAGATAGTCTGCCTCATCAAGAATTACAAACTTTCTGTTTGTATCAAATGAAACAGTAGATGCAAAGTTTTTAATCTTGTTTCTGAGAACATCAATACCTGATTCCTCAGAACCATTGATCATCATGTATGTGGCATCAATTTGTTGCAGCATAGCCTTTGCAACAGTAGTTTTACCTACTCCTGGACCGCCTGAAAGCAAAAGATTAGGAATATGTTCATCATCTACAAATTGTTGAAATGTATTCTTCAATTGTACTGGAAGAATACATTTCTCAATAGAGTCTGGGCGATATTTTTCTACCCACAAATAATTTTTCATAACAAAAACTCCAAAAGGATATTATCAATTAGATTCAAGAGCAATAAAATATTCTAAATCTTGTCCTTTATTTTGAAAATGAGAAATGCCTACACTTGCAACTCTGACTTGATAATCACCTGTCAGCATTTTCAAGTTTTCTGTTTTGAAACATGACACTAAATTGGTTTTTGATGTATCACCAACTGATAATGAAAATGTGTTTGATGTTTCATTCTTACGATCAGTAACTGTCAATTGAATCTCTCCTGATTCATAAGCATTTAAAACCAAATCAGGGACACCAAGAACTGCAGCAGATCTTTGTATTTGAGAAAATTCTTCTTGCGTTAATGTAAAATCAACATCAGTTTCTGGCATTTGAATGTCAGTTTTTGGATCTTTCACCATATCAGTAGGAGTATAAAAATACTTAATAGAAGTTTTACTGCCTTCTTCTTGTATTCTGACAAATTTATCTTCAAAATTCAATACAGGTGTTTTGAACAAAGAAAGTGCTGACAAAAATTCATTCAAATCATAAATTGCACATTCAACCTCAAATACTTCTGGAATCTGTGCAATAGCAACAATGTTCTTCATTGCGCTCATTGTTGCAACAGTGTTTCCTTTTTTAATCAATAGATTGGAATTGATTGTTGAAAAGTTCTTCAAAATCTCACGGGTTTCATTACTTAGTTTCATTCGGTTCTCCATAGTTTAAATCATGAACATGCAATGCCATTATTGCATAGTGAATTACCTTGAGCAAATCTTTACGATTGCATCCTTCTTTTTTACCATATCTCTGAGCATATTTCAAGATATTTCCAATACAAAAGCCTTCACCATGACCAGAATCAATGATAAATTCTGTTGCTTGAAATTTATTTAGAGAATAATGCTGTTGGTAGGTCTTGTTAATATAATTAACAATTTCTAGAATCAAATTATCTTCATTATATTTGTAGTTGACTTTATCCACAAGTGCATCCTATAAAGGCACTCCGAAAAGTGCCTGTTTCATAATCAGTTAATAGAAATCAATCTAGGTCGTTTCTCATCAGGAATGATTCTTTCCAGATGAATTTTCAACAAACCATTTACCATGCTCGCATCCTTGACAAATACATCTGATGCAAGAGTAAATGTTCTGTTGAATTGACGTTTAGAAATCCCCTTATGTAAATATACATCTTTGGGTTCCTTAGTAGTCTCAACATCCTTTGCAATCACAGAACGAATAGAAATCCTATTTTCCTTTGACTCAATTTCAATATCATCTTTTTCAAATCCTGCTACAGCCAACTCAATGGTGAAATTTTCATCATTATGTTTGATAATATTGTATGGAGGATAATTCGAAGTTGATACATTATCAAAGATTGATTCAAAGACGTTATCAAATCCTACACTAAGTGTGCGGAAATGTTGTGGATCGATATAAGTGGAAAGATGATTGCTTGTCATTTTGTTCTCCTTTTTGAAAGCAAGATAAGAGAACGAAACCCGAAGCATTTCGTTCTCTTTTTAAATTAAAATTGCCAGTATCATGTAGAGCATGACTGACATTAAGGATACTCAGTAGTACCCTTCCCTTTTGCTATTTATACAACAAACAACAAAAAATGTCAAGGAATTTTTAAAAAAGTGGCGACTCGTATCGGACTCGAACCGATGACCTTTGGCGTGACAGGCCAATGTTCTAACCAACTGAACTAACGAGCCGCATATTCAATTAGGCTGCTTCTGCAAAATCAAGAGCAGTATCCAGCGCATTCAACTTGACCTTTCGATTCTTCCCATACCATGCAGATTCAAGCCGACCATCAGCTGATCTGCCTTGTACATGGTCAGACATGTAGGTAACAGCATTAAATGCTTGCCACCATGTACCTTCAGCATATTCTGCTCCAGGTTGAGTATGAACAAGCTCAAGTGCCTTTGTTGACAATCTTGAATTTGCTTGTTCAGCTTCATATTCCTTTTCAGTTGATTCATTTCCGAAGACTTTGTTCATATATGCAACCAAATCCTTCTTTGTGTATCTTTTCTTTCCAAGGAATTCTGCCATACTCTTGTACTGATCCATTTTCATTCGAGCAATTCCTAACTGCTCCTTGACAGAATCTGGATCCCATTCCTTTCGATGATTCAATGTGACCATATGTTCACTATCAGCATTCAAAGAAAGTGTCAAGGTATTTTGGCAAACAACACGAATCGGTGTCATTCGAATATTGATGGTTCTTCCATACTGGTGTGGATTGGTGAATAAGAAATAGTTTTCTGTCACATCACCCTTGAACAATTCAAAAGACTCATTTGTTTTAGCCAAAGCCCAAACCAATTCTCCGCCTCGCAATGATCCCGCAGTGTGCATTTCCATATCACCTGCTTTCACATATTCATCAAAAAGCTCAAATGCTTGATGATTTTGAACTGGATTCCAACCTTTACCAATATTGGTCAAAACCTTTCCATCAAGATCTCTAACCAATGCTTGTTTACCTGTTGGTATTTTCTTTCCATTGAATTCTACGAATCCATCCAACTTAAGAACTTTCCAGTCCAATCCTGCCATCACCATAAATTCTTGTGGTGATAAATCTGGTTGAACCTGAAATCCAAGACCATGCCATGGCACTTCTCCAACGTATGCCATCTGCGCTTCACCGTTAATTACTTCTAATTCATGACTCATGCCATTCTCCGAAAAAAGTTTTCAAAACAAATCGAGGATTCTCGATCATTACTATATATTATTTTATAATAACTTTTCACAAAAGTCAAGCATTTTTTTTAAAAAAATTATTTTTTCTGTGACCATGCCTTTTTCTTGAGAACCTTTGCTGCTTTCTTCTTTGCCATGTTCAGTCGAAGATTAGAAACTCTCTCAGTAAAATTCGTCCCTTCCATATGATCATATTCATGCTGAAAGACTCTTGCTGTGATTCCAGCATATTTTCCTTTTTGTTCCTCACCATTTATGTCTTGATAGGTGAACTCAATTGCATACGGACGTTTAATGGTCAAAAACAAATATGGATATGTCAAACAACCTTCTTCGTAAAATTCTGTTTGTTCAGATTCCCATATGATTTTTGGATTGAAAACAATTTCATGATTTTTCATATCCAAGTCAGTGTACATCACGAAGGCACGAATCATCAATCCGCACTGATTAGCAGATAGTCCAATTCCTCCATATTGATTCATCGTGCTAACAAGATTATCATATAATTCTTGAGGTGTCAAGTGAAAAAATTCAGAAAAATTTTCAAAATTCACATCCGACAATGGAACCTTGAGAATCGGATTATCTGGTGGTAAGAGTTGATAAATCATGCTGCAATCCTGCTAAAGTTTTTTTCTTTTTTAAATTGAATGACTGACCGAAACTTGTCAAACAATATATCCTGCTTGTGGCTGATTACAAAAACATTCTGATCAGCAAATGTATTTAGAATCTTGAGAAAATCATCAGTTCCAGAAGCATCCAGTGAACTGTCAAATATTTCATCAAGAATCAACAAATTGGTATTAGTAGAATTCTTAATCTTTGCTATTGCTCTCCATGTGAACAACAAAGCCAAATCAATTCTCATTTTCTCACCTTCTGAAAATGAAGCATATTTGAATTCATCACGATGCCTTGATTTGATTGTCTCGTTAAACGCTGAATCTAAATTAAATGAGACAAAGAAATCCATCTGCGAAAGATAAGCATTAATCAATTTATTCATGATTGGGAGATACTTGTTAATGATCTTGGTTTTAATACCTGAATCTTGAAGAAGATTTTTTGCTGTATCTAAATATACCTTTTCTTCATTAAGTTTAATTTTATTCTTTTCTAAAAATTTAATTTCTGTTTTTAATTCAGAAAGTTTTTCTTTATCTTCATCATTCACCTGATTATTTTCAAATGTTTCTATTTCTTTTTCATATCTATAAACAAATCTTTCCAATTCTGTTACTGATGAATTGATAGTTGCAATTTCAATAGAAAGATTTGATGCTTCCTTTTCTATGCTTTCAAATTCCTTTATCTTATTATTTTCTTCATTTTCTAGTTTCTTCAGTTCATTCAGAGCATCACCAATTTCATGAACCTTATCATGTTTTTCTTTTATTTTCTTTTGCCGAAGTTCTTCATCAATCTCCTGTGTACATGTAGGACAGACAGTATTATCATCAAAAAATGCTAGTGTTCTGTTCTCATCTTTGTATTTGTTATCAAGAGCAGCAAATGTCATACGCAACTTTGTAATTCGGGATATTGTAGTTTTTTTGCTCTCTAATGCTTCTCTGAGACTCTCTAGCTTCTGTAGTAAGGACTTCTTTTGTTCCTCTTTGTCAACTATTAACTTTTTGTTGATTAATATTTTTTGTTGTTTTTCTTCAATCAGATTCTCTTTGTTATCCAGAACATTCTGAATATATTTCTCTTGTAATCTAATCTTTTCTGTAGTCAAGTGAATCTGATTTTCATTCTGTTGTATATTCTCTAATAGTGTCTTAGTTTTTATTTTAAGAATTGAATTCATTAATGTAAATATACGAATATCCAGAATGTCCTCAACTACCTCTCTTCTGTCTCTTGCAGAAAGTTGCATGAAAGGAACAAATGTTGATGAACCTAAAATAACAACTTGAGTGAAAGAACGATAGTTCAATTTAAGAATCTGTTGTTCTAGATATTGTTGATAATCTTTAACAGCAGCATCTTGTGTGAGTAATTTTCCTTGCACATATATTTCAAAATTATTTGGTTTGATTGCTCTGCATACTTTTATATGTTTTCCTGCAACTTCAATCTCAACCTCAACTTCTAATTCTCTTTCATTTACACTATTGATTAATTGTGGTTTGTTGATATTTCTAAAAGGTTTACCATACAATCCAAAACATAGAGCATCAAGAATAGTCGATTTCCCAGAACCATTTTCACCTATAATCAGTGTGGTAGATTCTTTATTCAAAAATACTTCTGTAAATGAATTTCCTGTCGAAAGAAAATTCTTCCATCTTACTACTTTAAAATTTATCATTTTGTACTTGTTATCTCAATAAAAATTCCTGCCTCACCTTTGGTGATTCTATAATCAGTCCACCGATTGTCAAGTTTAATTCCATATTTTTTGAAATCAAATACAATATATTCCTTTTCTTCAATTATTCCATCAAGTGTACTTGTCATGTAATCAATTCCACAATTTCTCAAGCAGTCAATATTTGATGGAGTTTCTCTGAACTCCTCTTCCAAGTCTTGTACTGATATAAAAATCATCATATTTTTTCTCAATAACTTTGATTTAAACGCCAAACTAGATATTCTTTTGCACCTATTGTTTCATATTTTTGCTCTCCTATAAGACTATCAACCTTAACATTATCATTTGGATGAATAAAATGTGGAAAACTATATCTGCTTTTGTCTAGATGTTGATTCACAACCCGATGAGGAGTTGAAACATAAATGTCATTTGTCCATCGCTGAAGCAAGTCACCTACATTAATTATGCATGTATTGGGTATATATGGTGCATCAATCCATTCATCTGTATCTCTTGGTTTGATTTGTAATCCTGGATTTTCATCTGTAAACAATATAGTAATTGTTCCATAATCTGTATGTTCTCCACCTCTCATTTGATTTTCTTTTATCTCACCATTCCAAGGTGGATAATGAAGAATTCTTGTTGTTGTGGATTTTGAATGTAAATGTTTTTGTATCAATTCATACTTTTTTACATTCAATGCCTTTTCCAACAACTCCAATACACAAATTGAAATTCTGAATAAATCATAATTCCATAACAAACATTCAACTTTTTGTTCTTGATTGTACCATTGATTATCATCTCTATATTCACACCAGTTATAAGCCTCTTTTAAATCAACAGGCATTCCAGGTGTTAGACTTTCAATCATACCTTGATACCCAGAATTAGATTCTGTTGATTTGTATGCTACTTTATTCTTTTCTTCTAATGGCAATTCAAAAAACTTTTTTGTATATTTTAAAATACTAGAAATATCAATATCCGTTTTAAAATATACAAAACCCACTTCTCTGAATGCCTGATCTAATTTAATATGGCAATCTTTTTCAATATAATCTATTATTGGTATATTCATAATTTGTGTGTGGGGGAAATTACTCCCCCCATGAATTTTATTAAAACTTTGTAACTACACCATCAACAAAATAATCCATTGATTCAATTCCTTCTCTACCCATTCCAGGATTTACTACTGTACCATCTTGTTTCGTAAATCCTGCTGAGAATGGAAAAGAAGCATCATATTCTTCAGAAACAAACTTTGCCTTTTCTGCTTCAACAATCTCTACAACTTCTTCAGGAACATTTGGACCCCATGGGCTAAGATCAACACAACCATTTTCCATACCCCAGAATGGTGTGTCTACTTTCCATGTTCCGTCTTCAACCGACTTCATTACATGAGAATAATAAACTTCCCAATTAAACATTGGACCTGTTGCATAACGATCAGGACCAAATGAATTCATCGGTGCATCATTTCCCATACCCCACAATGGTTTCTCTGGTGTTGACTTCTCTTGTGCAAGAAGAACTACAGATGGAGAATCGGTAGTTGTGAAGAATACATCTACACCACTATTGAATAGTGTTCTTGCCGCAGCCATATCTTTTCCTGGATCAAACCATGAATTGATCCAGACAATTGTAACTTCAATATCTGGATTTACTGACTTTGCACCAAGTGTTGCTGCATTAATATTTGAGATGATTTCTGGAATTGGATGAGAACCTACAAATCCAATCTTGTTTGACTTGGTCAACAATCCTGCGGAAATACCTGCCAAATATCGTGCCTGAAACAATCTGCAATTATAATTGTTCAAATTCTCGGCAGTCTTAAATCCTGTAGCGTGCATGAATTTTACGTCAGGAAATTTCTTTGCAATGTTTTCCATTGCACCCATGTATCCAAAAGATGTTCCAAAAACAACATCATGTTTTCTTGCAAGATTTCGGAATACTCTTTCGGAATCTGTCTCTGCAACTGATTCAATTACATCAAAATCATAACCAGTTTCTTTCATTCCTTGATAATGGCGCATGCTCCATCCACCATCACTTTTCGGACCAACAAGAACTAATCCTGCTGTTGGTTTTTCTGCTGCAACTACAGCAAATGCAAATACAATCAATGCAATAGAGATTATTGCTTCAATGATTCTTTTCATTCTTCTCCTTTGAGTGTGTGTTAAAATTGATGCGATTGCATCATGTTTAATGCGAACCATTCACATTAAATTCTTTCATTGTCTATATCTCATTAATCTATTGATTTTACCTTGTTCATCAAAATTAAAGACATAAACTTGATTATAACCTTGTTGATTATCCATTAATACACTAAGTTGAGCAAACACAACATTTCTTATTGATGCCATACTATCAATATGTACAACAAGAGTAGCTGTTGATGAAAAATAGTTTGTATAATGTTCATATATTTTAGGTCGTGTTGTAATAATGTTGTTCCAGTCATACAATACACAAATATCACTAAAACATTCTAATATACATGTTGAATCTTTTCTATTCAAGCACTGAAAAAAATGATTTGCCTTTTCACAAAAATTCATATCTCAAGTTCACTGGCTTCAAGATACAAAGATTTCATCATTCCTGATAATCTTGTTTTGTCAAGTGAAATATCCAATTCATTAACATAATTTTCAAGCAATGAAATAGTGTCTTCTGATTTGTCAACAATATCATCTGAAACATTTTCTGCAGTCAAGTCTGAAAAGTTCTCAGTAATTTTTACATCATGAGCAGAACTCTTTAACAGTTTATCAATGAACAAATCAAAAGAATACAAATCTGTTTTGTTGACAACAACTACTTTGATATATTTTTCTACAACAGATTCAAAATCAAATTTTGAATAATCAAAAGTAGTGTCATCATAATATATTTTCATGAAAATATGATGTGGATTCAATACACGTTCTAGTTCTCTTGTTTCAGTATCAAAAATATGAAATCCTCTTGGACATTCATAATCTGTCCATGTTATTTCATAAGTGTTTCCAAGATAATAAATTTGTCCATCATCTGATTTCTTGTGAAAATGTCCAGAAAATACAATATCAAATTTATTGAAAATATTTTTTTCATATCCTCCTTGAGCAAAATGTCCAGAATGCATTTCAAATCCATTTATTTCAAGATGTCCCATTGCGATTTGTGCTTTGGTTTTTTTGATTACATTCATGGTTGAAGCATAATTTTCACTATTGATCCAAGGAATCATCATAATAGGTGTATCATCTATTTGAATAGTTTCACACTCTTCGTAAATATGAATATTGTCAAATCTACCATGAATCAATTCACGTAATGAATTTACACGATTAGTGTTTCTATAAAATATGTCATGATTACCAGCAAGCATATGAACAGTAATATTATTGTCTGTGAAAGGTTGTAAAAATCTTTCACGAAAATCTTTGGCAATCTTATAAGAAACAAACTTACGTCTGTCCATTACATCACCAAGATGAATCACTGTTTTAATGTCATTCTCTTTCAAATAAGGAAAAAATGTTTCTTCCCAAAACTTGTAAAAAAATTCATTAAAAACAATACTGTCATTTCTTGCCCCAAAGTGGGTGTCAGTGATTAATGCTACTTTCATGCTTTACAAAACTTTTCTAGACCTTTTGGTTTGTCATTCTTTTTAGTTTTTGTTTTATAAACTTCTTCATCAGGTAAATAATTTTTCTGTAAATAATCCATATAATAATTGTTTAAATCCTCATTATCTTCAATTCCAATAATTGACGGATCAAAATTCATGTTTTCAATAATCTTGTGTTTTATGTGTTGTTGTTTCTTTTCTTTTTGTATTCTTCTTACAAAGGCATAGAAAACAATCTGTGTAAAATAACCAAACGGATTTTTATATTTCACATAATCAAAATTGTGAGCATACTGAATACAATTTTCAATACCATCCAATATCATCTCTTCTTTATACGTATAATTAATAAAGTTGGGACGATAAGAAAGATGAGTTGCAATTTTTAAAAAACATTCACCAAGATATTCTGGAATAGGAGGTGTTTCCTCTCCTAAATTTTCAGCTTCATTATATTCTTCAAGCCATACTTTTATCGCATTATAAAATTCTTCATTATCGATATAATGTCTTTTACTCATACTTCTCCAAATCAAATAAAACCTATTATACCTCAGAAAAAATAAAATGTCAAGGAAAAATATATGAAAAAAAAACTTGACATTTATTTTTGGATTTAGTAGAATAGCTTTGTTGGGGGTTGATCAAGAGATTCGAATCTTATGTATCTCATATTCAAAGTGTTCGCTATTATAAATATTGATTCTTTCAAGGAAATGATTCATTGTGTAATTATTCTTACTTCCAACTGATAAGTCATCAGCAATATCATAGAGTGTAGCAAATGTTTTTTGTTCGTTCTTTCTTAATACTCTGCCTATTGATTGCAATGTACGAATTCTTGATTTACTAGGACTGGCAAAGATAATGTTATGAAGATTCTTGATGTTGATGCCTGTTGAAAAGGTTCCGTATGATGCAACAATAAT